CGTTTTCTATTAGTTGGTCAGCAAACTGTCCATTTACCTCTATAGAAACGTCTTCTACGCCAAGATCTTGTATAAGATCTGCGTAAACATCTTCTGGTTCTCTGCCACTCTTTTTTATCAGCGTAGGGTTGGTGGTCACGCCTGATATAACACCAGATGCTAGTCTGCTGTCTATATCTTTAATAATTGCTGAATCTAAGAACAGCTTCATTTTAAAACTCCTGTTAGTTTAAGAAAGTATAAAGTCAATAAAGTCCAAAATGCTATGTCAAATATTAAATTATGATTCATCTTTTTCCTCCGGAAAGTATCCAATGGTAAATCCACCATCTTCAGTTTCTTTTATAACAGCTTTGTACACTGGTTCTGACAACTCGTCCATTTTTTCGTGGTACTCGTCAATAGCCATGTCTACGGTTTGTTCTGTTTTTATTTGAATCCATCTGTTTTCTAATCCAATCAACATGCCTAGTATTAGGAAGTTAATGGGTGGGAAAGGAGTCTTTAGACTCTTATATAACTCTTTAAAGTGATTTATTTTTAATTTATTTTCCATGATAAACCAACACAAATGATTCACAGTTTTGGCAAGATAGGTTAGTTACTATCTTATGTTCTGATTCTTTGTCCTCTACGTCTTCATCGCCACCCCATACAAGAGGTGTATTACATATGTAACAGTTCATATTTAAGTTAGTGGTAGTAGTTAGAAGTGATATCAAAAAAAGATATCCAGCTAACAGTGGATGTATTTAATGAGGGAGAGTCCACCCTTCTCTCCCCTATTAACCCGCCATCGGTCTTAAACCCACGTATGATTACCTTTGCTACCAGACTTACCTCGAGCCTCTTTACGTTGCTCTACGTCCAATCCTAGCACCAAATGGTTGGTCATTGCCTGTGGATCATCTATAAATTGTTCTAGTATATCGTTCCACTCTTCTCTTTTTCTTTGTTTGATCTGTTCTTGTGCTGATATAGACAGTGCATCTATGTAGTATTTTACACCTTGCGCTAGACAGTCTAACCTATCGTCGTGTTTAACTGCATATTTCTGTCTACACATGCGACTCATTTGATAGAACAACATGTATAAAAGCCTTTCTTCTGGAGGAGCTTCTCTGTTGGAGTTATAATCCCATTCGACGACAGACTTGTCAACAATAAGACGGTGCTGATTAAGCACAGGCTCGAGAGTATCAATAATCCTGTCTTCTTTTCTAACATTAGCTCTTACCTCTTCTACTAATATACGTTGTTTTGTTTGTTGTAAGTGTTTTTTAAATAGTTCTGCTACTATACCGTCACCGAAGTTAGACTCTATTACGAGTGTATTTACGTTGTATTTTTTACAACCTTTAGTATGTCTAACAAGGTGCTGTCTGAATACCCATCCCTATAGGAACGCATTTCATGTAAATAGAGTAAGCCGTTCTTTTGCGAAATGTACGCTGCTGCCGTTTCGTCGGCTCCTCTACCGGAGGGGTCAACGGAGCAGATTGTTTCTTGGTAATCTGTCCATTCCCCCTGTATTTGCATCGGAGAGTAGAAGTAGTCCCCGGGTAAACCCACTGTGGGCAGATCTTTAAGTACGTTTCTCGGGTCTGAGCACCATACGATGTTGTCGGGTGCTTTAGTAGGATTGACGCTAGTAACAACAAGGTCAGCCATTTTGAGAGGAAACTTCTCAGCGTCTGATAGACTTGTATCCAACATAAACTGCAACATAAAGTTGCTACGTCCCATAGATGCTTCCCGTTCAACAAGGTCATCTTCGCTAAATCTGTCATCTGTAGGTGTCCATGGTGTTACTCCGTTGTCTATATCTTCTTGTAGCTGTGGAGCTATAAGTCCTTCGTAAGGGGTATTGTTTCTTGGGTATCGCGCGGTCCAAATAAATGGTTTGTAATTCCTGCTTGCCAGCTTACGATAAATAGTAAAAGTAGTCTGAGGAGTCCCGAGATACATAATACGGCTATCGTCTTTTGGCGTAAGGATTGACTCGGCTTCTGTACAGAGTTGGAGGAGTTTTTCACGCATCAACTCCGTCATGCTGTTTCCCGGTACTTCTATGTCGTCCAGAATCATCAGGTCGGCTCTGCTTCCCGTTAACTGACCAGTAATACCAACACTTTTGACTGATGGTGCCTGATGAGGACTGCATAGTACGTCGAAGGAAATTCTTGACCATCTCGCGTCGTCGCTCTTTGGTTGTAGGTGACTTAGCCATGGTGTTTCAATAATAAGTTTTTGTAGAAAGATACTCATGTTATCAGCTCTTTCCTTAGAAGCTGATATAATCATTATCTTCTTTTCTGCGTCATTGAAGAGTGTCCACAACACGAATGCTCCAGTAATCCAACTTTTTCCGACTCCTCGGAAGGCTTGGATCTGTAAACGTTTTGGTCCGTGTTGTAAATAGTCTGCAATGGCGTATTGTGCCCTAGTAGGAGAGGGTAGATCAAGCTGGTCCCATAATGCCTGTAGAAACAGCTTGAAATCGCTCTGTAAGGACGTTAAAACGTCTGTCATGTAGTTTGGTTAGTTAGGTTGTCTAAGCTTATCTAAGGTTGATCTACGCCTTTCATAGACTGTTTTCCATTCAAATGTAGCTAAAGATTCGATAATGTCATCATCAGTCATAAGCATTTCTTGTTCTGTTCTAGGTACTAAACCAAAAAACTTAGCCATAGAGTCATAATAACTTGTATCAATACCTAACGCTTCAAATAGCTCTTGAGGTGCATCGTCTTTATTCTGTCTACCGTAGTTATCAGAACTTAACTCTTTCCAAAGATTTCTAGCAGTCATAGGACCACCTTTTGAAGCAGATTTACCATGACCTTTTGTATATTCAGCAATTTTACCAGTTTTAGGGTCAATAGTACCTAACCTTATCGCTTCTTCATTAGCTAATCTAATTTGTCTATCGACTTCTTCTAAACCAGCTTTGTTCCATTCAGCCCACTTAACAAAGTTGTCATGGGTATATTCAAATTTGTCAGGAAACATCTCGCCTAACCTTTTCATATCAGCTATTGCTTTTCGATTATTAGGAGTACCTTCTATATGAGGCATACTTCTCCATGCTTCACCTCTAGCTAAAGACTGTTGATAAGCGTCTTCTCTATTTAAACCAACTTGACTTAGTTTAGTTAACTTATCGGCACCTACTTTTGGCTTACCAACTCTAGGTTCACCCATTAAGTTAACTCTACTAATTGACTCTTGAGTTTTAAATAAATTTATATCGTCTCTAAGAAGGTTATCTGTTTTAGTTCTACTTCCGCCTGCACCCACTACCATTCGATAATAGTCTTTCTTGTCAGCGTTATTAAGAATTAAAGCACCGTCGTCTGTATAAGTCCAATCTTGAGCATTTATCTGATTAATAGTATGTTGAGCAGGGGTTATCGGTCCGTGTTCACCTATTTTTAGTTTATTAGGTATTTTACCATCACCTTGTTTCAAAGCACCTAGTAATTGACTAAATGCTTCATTCATTGGATTAGCCATAGATTGCTCTGTATTTCTTCATTGCTTCTTTTCCGCCTTTTTTAGCTTTTTGAAAAGCAGCATTTTTCTTTCTAAGTTTAGCTAAACGGTCTTCAGTAAACCCAGCTTTTTTAAGTTTTTTAGTAATACGTGTATCTTTTCCTAACTTAGTACCTTCACCTCTTCTGTACTTAGCTAAAGGATCTTTTTTAACTTCTTTCTTTTTATCTTTATTATCTTTATTATCTTTATCAATTTTTTGTTCAACAGTTTCGTCTTTTAATTCGTTAGTTTTAGCTTTACTTTCTGTTGTAGGTTTTTCGTCTTTATTTGACTGATTAGTATTAGGTTGATTTCTTGTTGCACTACCACGAAGGTCTCCAAATTTAGGAGCAGTGCCTTGTTTTCTGGCTTTATCTATTTTTTGTAGGCTTTTTTCAGATTCTTCATTTACGTTCTTTTTTTTAAGTTCGTAATTTTTCTTTGTTTTGTAAGTTGTTTTTGAGAAGTCTCTTTTTAAACCGTCTCCTATGGGTTTGTTTTTAGTTGATTTCCAAGAGCCAGATCTTTGGTCCCAGTAAACGGTTTTTGTAGTTGTTCTTCCAGTAGAAACAACTTTAGTTGCATTATGCTTAAATTTTGTTTTCTTTTTTCTACCAGAAATTTTTAAACTTTGACCTCTTCTTGAAGGTGTTGCTGTCATGTTTACCTTATATGTTGATGAATTAATAATTCTCTAATTGGCTGGAATCCAAATACTTTTCGCATCCATCCGAGCCAATCGCTACTACCTTTGTCTTGGTTACATTTTCGACAGGCACATACGATATTTTTCGTAAGAGTTTCTCCACCTCTGCTAAGAGGTATGACGTGGTCGAGTGTAAGTTCTTTTTCTTCATAAGTTTTTCCGCAATAAAC